CGTTGACATTGTTTGTCGGCTCCGTGTATCCTTTGGCGTTTTCCATGATCGATCTGACATAATCGTCAACCTTCCATGGTGCAACATATTCTGTCTTATCAGTCGATAATGTCATTTCTTTTTCCACGTATTCCCGCCGAGGAAGACTAGCACAAGCCAGACAAACAACACAAACAGTAATGAAAATAGATATTCCAATAATACGCCTCATTAAAATGCCCCTACTGTTTTAACGCCTGTTAACTTTACGCCATCTGTTCTGATTCGTGATAGTTCAAAGGCTGATGTTTGGTTAGCTGATAGGTTTTTGCCTGCTACCTTCTTTCCTTCTGGATCGCGTTGACTTGCTAACAGTTTGAATGCCTCTGCTGAACCGGCTTCCAATGCGCCTGCGAGCTTTGTGCTTGCACCTCCGCCGCCTTGTGCGTCTGTGAACTGTGAGCGATCGAGGCCCGGGGTTGAAAATGCCGTTTCTAAGTCTCTGCCCGCTTTCTCAGTGAATAATGAAAAGTCTGTAACAAACTTAGGCAATGCACCGAAACTCTTCTGAAACCCTTTTGTAAGTGGCACAAAGTTAACCTTTTTAAGCTCTGCGCTAAGTCTTTCTGAAAGCGTGCCGGTTCTAGCCGCGCCCTCTACTAGCCTGTCAAGGAAGTCTGGTAATACGAAATCTTCACCGGCTATACCTTTTTTAATCGACTCAACTATCTTCCCGCCAATCTCTAAAAAGAAATCGATTACAGACGTTGCCCACGAAACCAGTTTATTAACAAGGCTAGATAACATGTTCTGCCATTCATCCAGAAAGAATCCGGCAAATACCCCAATGAATCCGCCTATTGCATTAAAGGCTACGACGATATTGTCAATGAGGTTCTTTGAGAATATAATGATATTGGCGATTAGGTCAGATAATAGGTTTTTCCAATTGTCGCCTAGCCACTTTGTCAGCATTCCCCAGTTCGTGCGAAAGTTGGCAAAGAATCCTATTGCAGTTTGAGCGAAATTCATAAGACCTTGCCCAATCTCAGCCCATGTAATCCCGAACGCTCTGCGCAAGCCCTCAACGGCTAACACGATGCCAGCGATAACAAGCCCGATCTTGACTAAGAGAATCAACACAGGCGCAATGACGATGCCTAGAAATGCAAACGAGGCTTTAACCGCCGCTATACTTGTAATGATGCCGCCGATTATCAGCAATGCCGGACCCAATGCCGCCGCAATACCTCCAGCGATGACAATGATTCGCTTTATTGCAGGGCTGAGTGTATTGATCTTTTGAGCTAAATTAATAACGCCGTCAAGGATAAACTTAATCTCCGTCCTGAATAGGTCAGCAAATCCCGCAAGACTTATGCGCACATTATCAACGGCGGTTGTCCACTTCCCGGCCACTGTTTGAGAAAGTTTCTCCATGAGGTTGTTAAACTTGCCACCTTCCGCCGTCATGGATTGAAACGCCCTTGTTACGTCGCTGAATCCTATTGCGCCTTTGGATACTAAGTCTTTTATTTGTGAGGTAGTCTTGCCCATTTGAGTAGCTAGCGCCTGAAGCAATGGCACGCCCGCAACGGCAAAATCTCTAAGCTCTCGACCTGTTAGCTTCCCCTGTGTCGCAACTTGGCTTAAATTGAGCGCCAATCTCTGAAGTATGCCAGAATCAGCCCGGGAGATGTTGCCTAAATTCTTCAGCATCGGGATAAGCGATTTTGCAGTAGCCGCGCCGGTTGCCAGTAGAATCTGTGCCGCGCTTTGTAGCGAACTTACATTCAATGGGGTCTTTGCGGCCAACTGTACGATATTATCGAATACTTGCGCACCCTTTCGCATATCTCCAACGAATACACCGAAGGAAATACGCGCCTTTTCAAACTGTGCGCTTGTCTTGATAGCCGCAGCCGATGCCAACGCAAACGGGGCGGTAATAGCCGCCGTCATTGTCACGCCTAAACGCTTAAAGCTTTGACCCACCATTGTAGCGGTATTGTCAAGCCGCTTCAATGTGGCGTCTGTACGTTTAGCCGCCGCTTCTGCCTGTGAGCTGGCAATGCGTAAAGTGAGGGATGCGACGTCAGCCATTTTTATTTGTCCTCATAATATCCATGTGCTCGTTTACTTGCTTCGATTTTGGCCTGTTGCTCCTCTTCGCTAAGCCATTCCCAAGGTAACTCGCCTTGTTTAATAACTTTTTCCATTTCAGCGCAAACCATAGCTTCCACTGTGTAAATTCTGACGACGGACAAATAAGCTTGCACACCCAAACCGGCAGACCCCAACACTCGGCTATCTTAAACCAAGTGCTTGTGCCGGGGTCGTCGCTTAGTTTCCCTCCGTCTCTTTCTCAGCCTGTGGATTGAGGCCGCAAAGGTCGAGGGCTTTTTCAAAGGCTTTATCAAGCAATCCTCCTGATAATTCGCCGATCTCGGTTAGGTCATCCTTGCTCTTGAAATCAAATGCAAGCTCTTTTGTCTCATCGTCTACCAGGGTCATTGCAACTAACAACGCGCGCTGACCTTCTGTCTGCAATGTGTTCAGGTCTGGATGTTTACCCTTGAATTTTACACGCTGTTTTGCGTCCTGGTCCCAGTAATCACGCATGTTACCGGTGATATCTCGAACGGTGAATTCAGCGCCCTCGAACACAAATGCTTCCTCTTTGCGCTGTCCGGCTTTCTTCAGTCTGGTTAAAAAATTGGAGGCCATGCTTATTTACTCCGATTGATTACCATGATAAAACCCCGCTTATACTGGAGCTTCGCCTTGATATTCAAATGTTAGGTTAGTGGTAGGCTGTTCGCCTTCCGACGTTTGGTTTGCAATGTTGGATCTCAGCCAACCGCTCTGGAGTCGCGTGGTGTCATCGGGCCAGACGATAAGAATATCATCAGACTGATCAACTGCGGCGTCTAGCGCGTCAAGGTCGGTCTCGTTGTACGTGACTTCGCTTTGTGAGGGTGTACGCTGTTTTCTTGACCGAGGGGCAAAACTTTGGAAGTCGCCGTTGTCATTCGTGGTGATGTTGATGGGGTCGCCACCTTCTACACCGTCAGGCGTTACGTTCTTTTCGTAGACCGTAATACCTTGATTGACAAGGGAAATCCTAATGTTATATCCATCGGTGAAATGACCTGCTTTAGCCATTATGGTACCTCTGTTTATTAGGTGTTACACAATCCTTTTGGATCGCCGTTAGTTTGGCATGCATCACGCGTGCCGATTCGTTTGGTGAACGAAAGTTATGGAATAGGTGTTTCATACGCTCTAAACTCTATTCGTACTGGTAACATGATTCTATTATCGTCAAAGTCGCTTCGTGTTCCGGTCGTTGCTTCGTCGATATCGATCTTTAAGCCTGCCTGAATCTGAACCTCTTTATTGTTGGCCGGTTCAAATATGTCTGCTAAAATCTTGGCGTTGTCGTCTTGTGTCTCGGTGCCGGATCCTTTATCAACAATTACGTCATAGAATAAAATACCCCATTTCGCCGATTCTTCAGACGTGGTAATCTCTTCTTGCGTGACCGTGTATCGCTCTTGAAAGAATACGTCAAGCCCCGAGCCGTCAAACTGCCTGTTTTCCCAGGCGAACGAATCAAGGTCAAGTGTACCATCGTTGTCTATTTGGGTTCTTGCCCATTCTCTTATGGTTCTATCTGCAATCATACGGCTTTACTCTTGCTGAATTGCGCTCTTGTCTGTTGCGTTGATACGTGTAATACACCGGCTGGAGCTTGGTCGCTTCTGCCGTTTTCCAAATCTTCAGCATACGCCACATTATTTGTTATATACACCATCTGTCCAAATTTCGCTTTCATCGCTGGGCCGATATTTGAAACCTCAAACGCGTTTGGCGGCTGGCCTTTTGCTATAGACATACTTTGGTCAACCGTATCAAATCTGCCACCGACATTTGGTGTTAGCATACTTCCAAGCCAAGATCCTCTGAAGTTACCAATCCATACTGGCGAATTTACGATGAGGTTATTAAATGCCCTCCTCGTCACCTTATGGAGGGCGTCATCTTTCATCTTGTCTATTTTCTTCTGAAACTTTTTTAGACCTCTGAAGCTCATCAATCAACCTATTTTAAATAAAGTTTAAAAATATACTACATTACCCCTTGCATAGAGTAGTAATATATGCTATAATACTATTATAACCAAAAGGAGTACCGACAATGACACAACTTACACTGAAAGCAAGCAGCACAGTAACCGCATACATAGACGGCTTTAGCTTCACAGGATCAATGGAAGAAATGCAGGCTTGGTGGAATGCCCTAAGATCTAACAATACGTTCTCTAATACCTTGCTGAAGATTTGGAAGCACAAAGAAAACACAAACATTATTGAAAAAAATACGCTTGTAGAATTCTCTGTATAATCCTTTTTCATCAAGTGTTTCTCCAGAATGCCGTATACATCGCGATTAGTTGCCCAGAATAGACGGGCTTATATTCTACTAACTTATATCGAACGCCGTTAAATTCAAGCTCTGCGAACTGAATGTGTGAGCGTAATAGGGTTCCATCACTTTCAGGAACAAGGCATTTATAGTCACCCATTATAATAGCGGTTCCGTCAATATCGCGCTCTGTTACATCTTCGAGGCTTGCAATGTCAATTGCTGTACCTGAATCTAAAGCGCCTGTGGTATCTGTGCCGGTTATAGGATCATATGAACCTGCACCCGTTGGCAGATAGATAGTAGCATCGCCACCTAGCAGGCTGATTAATTCCTTTGCAACGCCGTCTGGCCCTGCGAATACGTCATCTA